ACACCGTCACCCCGGCGTCATTGATGATGCGCACGCCGAAGCGCAGCCACGCCGACAGCGAAGCCAGGGCGTCCGGGTCACCGCGCACATCAATGCGCGCCGTTTTGTAGCCAATCTTGTCGTTAGCTGATAGGCGACCGACCGTTAGTGTCAGATCGTCCGGCGTGTTGATCGGTGCGAAGTCTCGATTCAGAATCACGGCGTGCAGCGTCATGCCGATAACCTCCGTGGCCGATACCACGCACGCACCGTCACAATGTTGGTGGGCAACGTCCCGGTCTGCGTGTCAACCAGGATAATAAGCCGCTGATTCCTGCCAGGAAAGACATTCAGCTTGCCAGCAAATGAGCCGAAGACGAACGAACGCTGTGAAGATTGCAGGAGCCACGCCCGATCTTCAATCCAGTCGAAGTTCAGCACGCCCCCGACAGCCACGACGCCACCCATCTGGCTGATTCTCGAAAACGCATCGGTGGGCAAGATGAAAAGCTCATTCAGGTCAACAGAGCCGGAGCCGAACCCCTGCACGATGATGCTTAGCGCCGCGTTGCTTGACGTACCGCCGCCCGGAGGCAACGGTGTGCCGCCCAAGTCCAACAGGCGGCTGCTCCCGCCCTGCACGGAGACCGAAGGTCGCCACACCTCCCCGCCGCCGCTCTGGATGGACGCGCGGAAGAAGGCGCTTGTCGTCGTGTTGGCCGCCGTCGTTGCCAGTAGGCGAAAGCGCCTTCCTGCTGCGCTTTCCACCGCCGTTGCGCCAAGCGTAAACGCCTCGACCGTCTGCCAGATGTTGATCAGACTCACGCCGCCCACCGCCGAATTAATCAAATGCGTCATGTTGGCGGGCGCGCCTTCAGCGTTGTTGCTGAAGTAGAAGTTGCGTGAGGACAGCGTGCCAGCCGTGTTGGTGATCTCCATCCGCACTGGCGCTGGTACGTCGCCGCCGATGCTCGTACTCTGAATGTTGGCGTAGGGCAACGTGGTCAGTGTGATGTTGCGCCCGCCTACGCCATCCGTCATGTTGGCGGCGGTAGACATCGGAATCTCTTGCTCTGCGCCTTCCCAGAACGGGTTTCGCTCGACAATCAACCTGACAGGCAAAATGTTGTTGCCCCACGCCCGGAAGGTGTCCTTATCGGGCAGCAGTGCGCCGTCGAAAATCTCCGAGCGCAGATAAGTCGCCTCATTCATCGGGCGCCATTCCAGGTAGATGCGTGCGCCCGCCTGATTCTTGGCGCGCGTCTGCGCTCGATGCAGCAACCGCAGGATGGACGTTTTCGCCGCGTCCACTGCCGCCCGATTTGCGCCATACAGATGAAGCTCAATCTCTTCCGTCAACGTCTTTCCGGCGTCGTAGTCTGCCATGCTTGCCTGCGTCGGCGTGTAGCTCATCAGCCGAGAGGACGTAGCTGTCAAATCGAACGTCACACTGAGGTCAGGAGCCGACAAGCGCAAACTGTGTGTCATAAGTCCCTCAGTAGTAAGAAAATGCCGACGATGCCACCCAGAACAATCATTACCTCAATCACGACAACACCCACCAGCACATTGATGATTGTGCTCATGTGCCTTGTCAAGCGCTCGACAGCAAAGTTCAACGTGTCGGTTGTCTGGCGAATGAAGTGAATCTCCGCTTGCAGATTGCCCATTGAGTTTTGTTGCTGCCTCGTAGCCGAGCGGGTTGAACGTGTGGCGGGAAAGAACCGATACCGGTTATCGACCTCTCGCACTCTATCGTATGCCTCTTGCAGATTGTCCGTGTCGTTCAGGGACTCGGCCAGCATTCTGCCCATGCGCCACGCGCTGACATCCTCGATCCCGCTTGGGTCAGCCACGGCGATTACATCCATGCCGGCGCGCGTGTAGATGTGCGCTGCACTGTCGGACTCGCACATATTCAGCACCACCCACGACACCCCGGCCTCGGCAAACGCTACGGCCAGAACGCCATGCGGTACGATGCCGGATTGCAGCAGGACACCTTCGGCGTTGGCGTGCGAAGCTACCCAGACGCCATCGAAAGGCGCCATCGAAACCAGTGCGTTGTAGACATCATTCTCGGTGACGGTGCCTTGCAGAATGTGACGAGGACGCAGCGAATTTACCACCGACATCGCTTCTGGTACGACAAATTCCAGATCGGGGTGGAACGGTGCTATCAGAAGCGTCTCACACATCTAGCAAGCCTTTCAGGTAAGAGGAATCGTTTGTGAATATCACTATAGCTGATATTCACACTCAATTGCAAACTTACCATATCACCCCTACTGGTAGAATCGTCGGGGATCGGGGGAAACCCCCGACGATGTTCTAGCTCGCCGAGTGCAGGTTGACGACCTCGTACACGTACTGTGCCACCACCTGATCGGCGTCCCCGTAGACGCCTGTCACCGTCACCACATGGCGCTCTGTCGCCAGAGACGCCGACACGATGACGTTGTCGCTAGGCGTCAAGACAATTTCTACCGACGCAGCAGACGACACCGCCGTCGCTTCTCGAATTGGCGTGCGTGTCAGCGCGTCGTCAACCCGATAGGTGATGCTGGTAGGCTGCTGAAGCGTCCCCGCTTTGTTGAGGAAGCTCGCCAGCAGATAGGCCGTGCTCTGTTCGTTCACCTGCTGCATGGCACGCTCCTAGCTAATCGTCAACGAAACGTCCACTGTCCACGTCTGCCCGCTCGCCTTCGTGCCCTGCGCACTGACGCGCCGGTTCAGGTTCGTTCCGGCGTTGCTGTTGCCGTTGACAATCGAGAACTCGTTCCAAGCAATGTTGGCGTCATCGCTGCCGAAGACGGCGCGCCACGTCACCGTTTGTCCGCTGCGACTCGGATAGCCGGACTCCATCGGGCGAAACGTCGTTGTACTGCCGAGTAAGCCAGTCTGTGCCGCCGCCGCCGCCGTGCTATCCTCACCGACGCCGATATAGGCGTTGGCGTTGGCGTAGGTCGTGCCGCCCGCACCAATCAGCAGATCGAGCAGCAACTGAATGCCCTCGTTCAACAAAACATTCCCTTCAATCTCCGAGACGCCTGGCAGGACTTGCCCATCTTCGCACGGGATGGGCGTAGGCGTCCCCGCCTGAAACGCTGCGTTGTCGGCGTAGCGGCGCACCGTCCAATGCGTGCAGTAACTCAGTTTGTCGTCAATCATTCCCTTCTCCTTCACATTGAAAATTCGATTGAGCGTTGCGCCCACTCGAAGACAGCTCTACGATTTTGCCAGCCGATGTCAATCTGTCGCTGCAACCAACCGAACTCGACAGAACGTTGTAACCAACCGAACGCAATCGAGCGACGGCGCACCGCAAACGTAATGGAGACAATGCGTGTTGCGGAGTCGAAACTAGCCGTCACGTCCACGCCAGCGCCAACGTCAACCACTGCCAGCGCCGCCGCCAATGCGCCCAGCGTTTCCGCCGCTTGCCCAACGTCCGACACCGGCACGCTGACCGCAATGTCGCCCGTGCCATCAACCGCCGCCGCCGCTTCGCTGACCGCAATCAGCACGCCAGCCAGCAGTCCGTCAATGCCCGCCGCATTGTCGCTAAGCGACAGCGCAACCTGCGCAACCGTCGCCTCACTGCCTACCCCGGCGTCACTGATAAGCAGCGGATCGAGCGTCACCGCAATCGACTCACCGCCCGTCGCCACTTCAAACAGCGATACCAACGTTGCCGACAGCAGCGACAGGCCGCTTTGCCCTGTGCCGATCTCCGCAACCGTCAACGAGGCCGCAATCGGCGCCGCTTCCGTGCCACTGCCCGACTCGCCAACCGTCAGCGTCACCGTCATGCTTAGCGACTCGCCGCCGCCTGCATTCTCCGTTACGTCAATCTGGACGGCTGGCACAAGCACGGCGTCAGACCCTGCGCCGCCCTCTGTGATTTGTTTCAGCGCCTCTGTCAGCAGCGCCAGGGTGTCCGTGGCCTGTGCACTGTCGCCCACATTCAACGCAACACTGACGGAGGCTGCATCTGTTCCGCCGCCGCTGTCGGCCAACGTCAACGAAACCAGCGGGGACAGCACGCTATCCATGCCGCCGCCTGACTCGCCAATCTGTTTCAGCGCAGCAATCAGCAGCGTCGCGGCGTCGCTTGCACTCCCTGTGTCCGACACCGACACCGTCACGACAGCAAACGCCGCGGCATCGTCACCTGTCCCCGATTCACTGACAGGCACGCTTGCCGACAGGCTGGTAACAGCGTCCGTCCCAGTCCCGCTGTCAGTCAGCGCAGCCAGCACACCAGCCAGCAGCCCGTCAACGCTTGCCCCGGCGTCGGTCACGGTCAACGTGACTGTCAGGGTATGCGTCTCTAGCCCGCTTCCACTCTCGACAACAGGCACGCTCGCCAGCACGTTGTCAGGCGTATCCAGCCCGCCGCCCGTTTCATTCAACGCCAGCGCCGCCAGCACCTGCGCCAGCGCGTCAACGCTTGTCCCTGTCTCCGTTGTTGGCACGCCCGCTGCGCCGCCGAAGGATTCATCCCCTGCGCCGCTGTCATTAAGCCCCAGGCTCACGCCAAGCTGCGCCAGCGCGTCAACGCCTGCGCCGCTGTCCGTTACGTCAACCTCTAGCGCGCCGCCGCCCAGGTCAATCGCCGTCCAGGTATCGGCGTAGCAGTTGGTATTGCCGCCGCCATACCCGGCAATGCCGGGCGCGCCGCTGGTCAGTGTCGAGTGTGTCGCCTCGACCAGCAGATCGCCGTTGACATAGCCACGCAGCGCAGTGCCTTCCACCTCCAGCCGCAACGTGTAGGCGGTGGATGTGTTGGCCGTGAATCCGCTTGACGAGGCCAGCACCGTCTCAGCGCCGCCGTTGATGTAGACCAAATACGCGCCGTACCCTCCGAAGATAATCAGCGCATAGTACGTCACGGTGCTGGCTGCCGTCAGGCGTGCGGCGGGTCCAATGCCGTGGCCGTCCGTTGGCGCACGCCCAACGATCTCAACCGAGTAGTCATTGCTGTCCATCGCCGCGCCGATCCAGCGCAGCTTTCGATAGCTGCTGCCCGTCGTGTAGTTGTAGACAGTGTTGCTATTGATTCGCCAATCGCCGCTATCCTCAGACCAATCTGATCCCAGTGACGTGCTATTGGCTCGGTTGAAATCGTCAGACCGTGTTGTCATGATTCAGTTACTCAGTTCGGCAGTACGACGCCGCTGCCTGAGAAGGTGCGCTGCACCGCGTTGCCGGGGAATGTCATCGGCTGCACGGTGGGTGCGATGTACTGCCGCAAGCAGAGCGTCGGGTACGTGCGCTCGCCTACCGTGCGTGGTGTACCACATACCGGGTCGCTTGCTCCGCTGACAATGCGTCCCCACTGCGTTGCCCAGAACTCGCCACGAGGTGCGGGGCGAATCCCGCTGCCGCCCAGATACCAAGCAAACTCAATACGCCGATCCAGATTGCGGATTCCGCCTGTCGGCGTCCAGGTTGCCGGGTTTGCCGGGTCACCGCCGTGGAAGTAGTTGGGGTTAATGTTGAAGCCGAAGTCAGGCGCCCATCCGCCGCTACCGCCTGCTCGTGCGTACCACGACTCGAAGTTGACGGAACAGCCAAGCTCTGTCGGCGTCATAACCGGCCGCACGCCGGTGTCATTACCGCAGATCGGGACAACCTGCGGGCCTGTGCTGTTGCCGACGCCGAAGTCCAGCCAGCCCGTAACGAAACTCACCGCGCCGGTTGCGTCTCGCACCCAAAGCTGATAGGAGTGGAAGCGACTCACGCGCCCGCCAGGGTGAAAGTCAAGGTGAAAGATACCGAACCAATCCTGATTGCTGAATCTGCCCGCCCACTGCTTGAACGCCGTGTGCTTCTCGCATGGCAAATTCTCAGCAGGCGTCATCGCTGCATGGTCGAAGCGCGGCGAGTATCCAGCGTCCAGCACCCACTGCGATACAGGGTCGCCGTGCTCGTGCGCCGTGCATCCGTCGTGCGCAATGCCGGGTGCGTGCCATGTCGCCTTGTCAATGCCTGGTGCTTGCGTCGCTGTCGGTTCCGGCGTCGCTGTCGGTGGCTCTGTGGTTGGCGTCGGTTCAGGTGTCGGTGTCGGTTCCGCTGGCTGGAAAGGCTCGCAATCCAGCGTGATCCGCCCGCCGTCGCCAACCGTGATGGCGCACAAGAACAAGTCTTGTGCAGATGCAGCGCCAAAGGCAGCCAGCACCAGAGCAATAGCCACGATGAAGATGATCGATGTTCTCTGCATGGTTCCCCTCATTGACTTAACGTAACGTAGCCTTGACGGTGGGCGTCACTGCGCCCGTTGCCGCCACTTTCACGCGAACAAACTCGCCTGCAATCGGCGTGCGAAAGAGGCCGGTCTTGGATGCGCCCGACAGTGAAGCGTTGAGCGTGTAGGTGTTGCTGGTCAGCGTGCCTGTGGTGTTGAAGGTATGTACGATCTCCGTTGCATCCGCCCACAACTCCTGATCGGGGCTGAACTGCACCGTCACCACCACCGAGCCGGTTGTCGCAGCGTCTGTGGCTGCGAAAATTTCCACTTGACTGTAATTGCTGGTGCGTGAGTTGTCGATACCCTGCACGAGTAGCGGCGCTTCGCTGTAGGTTGTGCCGGTCGTCACCGCTGTGGGCGGGTAGAGCGTCACGGTGCGCGGCGTCGCAATCTGTGCAGGCGGCGCAGCAGTGACAGCCGGTGTGCCCCACAACGTCGCCAGCAGCCCCAGCAGCAGCACGAAAGCGACTACGATCCCAAATCCAGACTTCTGCATGATGTGTTCCTCCCGGAAACTCTAGCCATTCCTGTCAATCACTTGCTTGATTCGATAAGCAAGTCGCTCTATGTCTACGTCGTTCGTTACGGTCGCATGTACCGTGACGCTGACGGGATTGCCGGTCAGCATTCCTTGCATTTCCCGATTGTTGTACACCTGACTGCCGCGCGGCAGGCCGACCAACTCCGGCCCATTCTCGCCAACCAACGTCAAGCCGCCCGGCGCAAACGAGGTGCCGAGACGATTCCCGCCAAACAGATCATTCCACGCCTGCCCAGCGCCACCGATGGCGTCGTTGACCGCTTGACCGGCCTCACCAACGGCCTCCTGCGCACCTTCTACCGCGGCACCGATACCGGTCACGTTGCCAAGTTCAGCGATGATACCGGCGATCATGTCCTGGAGGGCTTTCAGGACTGCGCTGCCGAGGTCGTTGAACGCACCGCCGATCATGTCCCACTTGATGGACGTGATCGCATTACGCACAGCCGCCGTGAAGCCGCCCCAGGAGATGCCGCCGCCGCCTTCCTCACCGCTGCCGCCAATCATGGACGCCAACGCGCTCACCATGTTCTTGCCGAGCGCCGACCAGTCCATCGTCTTGATTTTCTCACCAAGCGAATCCACCATAGCGACGAAGTCCCACGATGCCGCTGTCCAGTCAACTGCGCTGATCGCCCCGGCCACGCCGTCAACGATTCTCTGATCCAGCCCCTGCATGGTCGTGTCAATCTGCGTCCACAGCCCCGCCATTGCGTCGGTCAGGCCAGCCCCTTCGTTGAAGCCAGCCCACAGCCCGGTAATGGCGCCCAGGATGGCGTCACGTAGCCCAACGAACGATTCACCGATGCTGGCAAAGTCCAGGTCAGTGATCGCCTGCTCAATCGACATGCGCAGCCCGTTGAAAGCGAATGCCTCCCCTTCGGGCGTAGAGGACTCACCAAACAGCGCCCCGATGCCATCCACGATGGACTTGACGAAGTTCCCAAAGCTGAAACCTGCGCCCGCCCAATCAATCTCGTTGATGTATCCGGTGATCGAATCGATGAAACTCTGGACGGACAACCCCGCCGCCTTCCAGTCAATCGAATTGACGGCCATCGTCGCCGCCATGGCCAGCTTGGTGCGCAGTGCGGAGAAGCCATCCGCCGACCACTCGAAGCCATTCAGCGCAAACTGAATC